CACAGGGGCTGTCGTAACTGGAATCTGCACTGCAACATCATTCAGTGGTAGTGGTGAAAATCTCACACGCACAACACCATACTCACATCGCAACAAATTTATTAATGGCTCGTTTGCTATTTGGCAAAGGGGTACCAGTTCAACATCGACTGGTTATTTGGCTGACAGATGGTACTTTGGTCTTTCTGGTGGATCTGCAACATGTTCAAGACAAGAACACTCAGGATCACAGGCAAATTTTTCAGGATCGCAATATTATTTACGACTTGCAGTAACTAGTTCCAGTGATTATATTGGTATAAGACAGAGAATCGAAGATGTAAGAACTCTTCCTGAAGGGCAGATAACTGTTTCCTTCTGGGCAAGAGGTCATGTCAATGGAAATTTAGCAGTATGGATGACACAGGGTTTTGGAAGTGGTGGATCAACTGATGTTGATATAGCACAACAAGTAACTCCGTATCTACAAAATGATTCTACTTTTAGATATTATTCATTAACATTTACCGTGCCATCCATTTCAGGTAAAACAATTGGTGCTGGAAGTTTTTTCCAAATTAGTTTTGGACAAGGAACAAATTCAAGTGCAAGTGCGTGGACACTTGATATCTCAAATATTCAAGTAGAAGTTGGTTCAGTGGCCACCCCGTTCGAGCACCGCAGTTTTGGAGAAGAACTTGCACGTTGCCAGAGATATTTCCAACAGGTCACTAGTCCAGTTTTAAGTTCTGGATATGGAAGTGCCGATGGTTACTCAAGAGGAAGTCATATATATGCTACTGAAATGAGGGCTTCTCCAACACTCACCATCACTGAAACGAGTTCTGGTAATCTCATTGCACAAGGTGGAAATCAACAAGGTTTTTATGCTACCTTTGGTGGTTTAAGTGGAACTGGTGCAAGTTTATTTCGTTTTACAGCTGAAGCAGAAATCTAGCTTGACACTTTGTAAAGTATGATATAATAAGAAAACATTAAATTTATAAATTATTACTTTAAGGGTTATATGAACTTTACGGTTTACTCAAAGGAAGGATGTGGACATTGTGAGAGAATTAAAACAGTACTAAGGTTGACAGGTTGTACATTTGTGGTCTATAATTTAGGAGAAGACTTTACAAGAGAAGAATTTATTGCAGAATTTGGCGAGGGATCAACATTCCCTCAAGTGTCTTGTGATGGAAAAAAGATAGGAGGATCGGTTGAAACAGTTAAATTCCTCAGAGAACAACAGAAGGTTGCCTGATCCACTAAATAATTCCAACATCCATTTCGATCGCGGGGTGGAACTCATCTTAAGGGGAGGTAAAAAGAAACCTAAAACCTTTCAAATTCAATTTGATCGGTTCTTAAATTTCTTTAAACGAGAAATCGAAATTAACTTTGCATTCTCAGTGAATGTAAAAAAACTATCCTCCGGAGAAAAAGATGACTTTAGAAGTTAGTTTAGTTATAGGTTCTTTTGTTACATTACTATTCTTTATTACAGGAATACTAATTGGTTGGACAGCAAGAGAATATATGAAAAACTATCGGGAAGTGCCAAGGCCACATCCAGAAATGTTTGATACTCAAGGAAACTTGATACCTGACGATATTGTAGCATTCAGATTTGAAAATTATGACAGCGAAAACAGCGAAGAAGACGACTACCAAACCTAAAACGGTTAGAGTTGCAAAACTTCCACAATTACCATTAAAACCATTTGCCTTTGAAGTATTTGATTTAGCATCTAAACAAAGAACAAAAGCAAAAAAAGTTGAAGTACTCCAGAAATATCAGGAGTTATCTCTCAAGCAAGTATTAAAGTGGAACTTTGATACCACAATTACATCTGTTCTACCAGAAGGTGAAGTTCCTTATACGGGATATGATGATCAGAATAGTAAGAAGGTAAAATTAAGTCAGGCAATATCTGAGGAAGTTCGTCGCATGCACCAAGCTGGATCCTTCTCTTTAGGAGTTAGTGATAAAGAAGGTCATACAACTATTCGTCGTGAGTCAAAACATTTCTATCGTTTTGTGAGAGGTGGAGATGATCGTTTGAATCAGATTCGTCGTGAGACAATGTTTATTAATATTCTTGAGGGTTTGCATCCACTTGAAGCAGAGATTCTTGTTCTGGTTAAAGATGGTAGACTTGAGGATAAATATAATATTAGTAAAGAAATAGTATCAACTGCATATCCTGATATAATATGGGGTGATGCGTGATGGCAAAAACAGCAACTAAAAAGAAAGAAGTGGCAGAACCAAAACTAGATGGATCAAAATATTCTTGTCAAGTAATACTTGAGAGGTGTACACTCGAACAGGCTTATGATAGGTCATTGCCAACTGATGCAAGACTCATTCGTTATAACGTAGACGGTAAAGATTTTCTTGATGTCACGAGATCTGCAAAGGCAGCAAATATATTTGACTTATACTTTGATACTTATGGTAAGGGTGCTCTACAATCAATTAATTATGGTAAAGGAACTATCTCACCCGGTCAGTGGGGTTATGTATCTCCTGCTGATGCCAAAAAGAAAAAACGAAGGTAGTTTCCATATATGGTGGAAAAAAATGCTGGCCATTTTTTCGCGTGAAAGGTTTTTTTAAAAATGGAAGTATTTAATGTATTTCCTACGACCATTTGTGTCGAGGAAATGAGTGATCATCAGAATTATAAAAAAAATTTTTATGATGTATATCATAAATTTGACTATGAGGAAGATGACGTAAATAACACAGTTAGTGAAAATGTTGGTAATCCATTAATACATCATGAGGATTGTTTAGATGATTTATTTACAGAAATTATATCTCATGTCAAAACATATACATCAGACGTATTAAAGTATAAAAATATTTTTGATTATATTATTACCAAAACATGGTTGTCGAGATCAAGAGATTATAAGTCAATACCTTGGCATATTCATGCTTGTGCTCATATTTCATTTGTATATTATATCAATGTACCACCCAAATCACATAGACTTAAATTTATGAATCCACATCATAAAAATAGTTTGTGGCTTGGTAATAAGGAAGGTAAATATGACCATTTAAAGATGCTTAAAGAACATGACGAAGTAAATGCCGAAACGTTTTTTATTCACCCACCAGAGGGTCATGTAGCATTATTTCCAAGCACTTTACGACATAGCACTGAGTATATTGATGGATTTGAGGGTGAAAGACTTGCGATTGTTGGAGATGTGACTTGTGTTCTTAAAAAGGAATACTTACAATTTTCAACAGGATTTATTAGTCCGCAGCACTGGAAAATTTATTCTGGTTGATATATTACGGTAATTACGAAAAGAAAACCAATTATTTAGACTAAGAATTGGTTAAAAACTGGTTAAATGTAAAGATTTTTTTAAAATGTAACATAAGTTACAAAATTACTTGTATATATAGAGCGAATGTGTTAATATAGACACATCGTTCATCCAAATGTTAGAAGTTGCATTGCTATCTTCACTTCTCTCTCAACATCATCCGTCCCATTGGACAATGACATGTTTAGAGTGGAATCAAAACAGAGCAGAGATACTCAGCGATGGGAATCTTAACTCTGATGCTCATGAGTATCTTATAGATTACTTTTATAGCAAAGTTGAAGATAAGAATTGTAAACCCATGATGTTTGGACGCAAGTAAGCCGACTCGGAACGGGTTCGTTCATCCTTATGTACCAAATTCTTCTTAGTTTAATAGCGATTGGAGCACCACTTGATTGTGAGCATGCTTCTGAACTTATAGACTCTGCAAGAAATAATCCTGATAAATCTGAGCGATTGGAAATAACAAGGGTTGTGGTAGCACATACTAATCCTATGTGTTTTAAATCTAAGGACGCAAAAGCCGACTGAAGGAACGGGAACACGGATCACCCTCACGGGTTAAAGGTGAAAATTCCAACTACTTTAGGAGCAAACCAAATGGCAAAAGTCACTTATCGTGGTGTTGTATACGACACCGAAACACGCATACAAGAGCAGAAAACTCAAGAGCCTCAGAAACTTGTTTACAGAGGTATCGCTGTAAAAGGAGGCAAGTAAGATGTTAGTTGTCTCAGAAATCATGCTCGCGAGCGTAGTTTTTTTGGCACTCATCTACGCTGAAGCACAATTACTATACAACTGTAAGTAAGTAATTGCATATTAAAATGAAGGGGGTTGACACCTCCTTTTTTTATGTTATAGTATATTTGTTGGACGCAACAATGGGAGTGACTGAATAAACTTACTGGCAATCGCTGGTTAAGGTGATGAGACACAGGTGGTGCTGCTGCGAAAGCAGAATCGATTTACCAATCGGGTCTCAGGCAAGAATGTATTTACTCTGTAGTAATGCCCATTCTTTGTTGGTACACAGGAACCCAACCTCCCTCCTAAATAATAAGTAAAGAGTTATGAGAAAGCAAAAACTTAAATCACTTATACACGATTTGGAAATTCTTGTTGATTCTTTAAAAACTGAAATATACTCTGACACTAAAGCATATACATCAGGCACCGATGTTGGTGCATACTACCAAGATGAAGATGATGACGATGGATATGCCGACTAACACAAGAACTAAAAAACTTGTAAAATTATTAGAAACATTTATTGCTCAAGAATATCTCTACACTGAAGAGCAAGTAATAGCAATGAAAAAACAACTACGTGTCGTGAAGGAAGAAATGAATAATCTAAATAATAAACTTAAAAGAGGTTTTGGTTCATGACCATAAAACTAGTAAGTGTTTCTCCGGATGCGGAGAAGACGATGGCACATATTGCCAGAGTTTCTAATCCAAATAATCAAGATAATCCAAACTACTCAGGATTATTGAGATATTGTATTAAACATAATCATTGGTCTGTTTTTGAACAGTCATCAATGACACTTGAGATTGAAACTACAAGAGCAATTGCAGCTCAGATATTAAGGCATCGTTCCTTCACGTTTCAAGAGTTCTCACAGAGATATGCACAAAGTAATGAATTAGGTAATATTAAACTACCAGATTTGAGAAGACAAGATAAGAAGAATCGTCAGAATAGTATTGATGATTTAGATCCATTTGTGAAACAAAAGTTAGAAGCACAAATGATAACTCTCTTCAGTTCTTGTCAGTCATTGTATAATCAAATGATTGAAGAAGGAGTTGCGAAAGAGTGTGCTAGAATGGTTCTACCACTGTGTACACCAACAAGAATCTATATGACAGGTTCTTGCAGATCATGGATACATTACATTGATCTGAGGACTGCACACGGTACTCAGAAGGAACACATGGACATTGCAGAAGCATGTCGATCTGTTTTTATTGAGCAGTTTCCTATTGTATCAGAGGCCCTACAATGGGTTTAGTTTTATTTAATGAGTGATAATTGGGAGATTCAAACGTTTGGTAAGGGCACACCGTACCCATTTGTTCTTGTAGATAATTGGTATCTACCTCATGAAGAAGAAGCAGTTTGGTCTGAAATAGACTTTTACATGAGAAATGCTTTCATCTTCAAACCTACAGATGATACTGATCCTACAGTAGCCAGAGATTTATATAATAAATCTAAGGCCAAAAATCAAAGAGTATTTTTAGATGACTTATATAAACATCAAGGAGCATCTCATATTATAAATTGCACATATAAACAGAGAACTGATGAGTTTAAAAATATACTTAATGAAAATTGTCTCCCATACTATCGTTCATTAAGGGAAACAAATACTGATAGGACATTATTAACATGGTATGGTGATGGTGATTATTATGATACGCATTGGGATGCTACTGTTTGGACTTGTTTGATATGGATGATGCATGATAATAAATTTTTTGATGGTGGTGATTTTGAATTTACAGATATTAATCACAAAATTGAATTAAAAAATAATCGTATGGTTATTTTTCCTAGTTGTTATAATCATAAGGTTCATCCTTTAAATTATCATGACAAAAATGATAAAAGAATTGGTAAATATACTATCACTCATTTTTATATGAGAATACCTAGAGATGTTTTAGCGTTGACAAATTCTTAATTATGAGATAAAGTGGCCAATAATAAATAAATTTCACCTAATAAATAATACTATAAAGATTAACTATGGCGACCTATCCAGTTGTTCACAAAGAAACCGGTGAACAAAAAGAAGTATCAATGAGTGTACATGACTGGGATCAGTGGTGTACTGATAATCCTGATTGGAGTAGAGATTATTCAGATCCATCCACGATGCCCGGAGTTGGTGAAGTTGGAGAGTGGAGAGATAAACTGAGAAAGAAAAATCCGGGATGGAATGAAGTATTAGAAAAGACAAGAAAATCAATTCCTCATAAACGTAGAAACGATCCGAATTTAGTTCAAAAACTATAATGCCTAGAAAAAAGAGAACTCCTGACCAACCGATTGGTGTTGGTTTGACCGCGAAACAGTTTAAAAGAAAGAAACCAGTAAATGCAGATTATCTAATTGATGTAGAACCACTCACAGGTAATCAGAAAAAGTTATTTGAATCCTACAAACATAAGCATATTGTTGCCTATGGTGCTGCAGGAACTGGTAAGACCTTTATAACCCTCTACAATGCGTTAGTTGATGTTTTAGATGAAACTAAACCATACGAGAAAATCTATCTTGTAAGGTCTCTTGTTGCATGTAGAGAGATTGGATTTCTTCCCGGAGATCATGAAGACAAAGCAGATATATATCAAATACCATACAAAAATATGGTAAAATATATGTTCCAGATGCCATCTGATGCGGACTTTGAAATGCTCTATGGTAATCTCAAGGCTCAGGAAACAATTAAATTCTGGAGCACCTCATTTTTGAGGGGAACGACACTTGATAATTGTATTGTTTTAGTTGATGAATTCCAAAACTTGAATTTTCACGAATTAGATAGTATAATAACAAGAGTTGGTGAAAACAGTAAAATTTGTTTTTGTGGTGATGCCACTCAGACAGATTTACAAAAGACCAATGAAAAAAATGGAATCATGGATTTCCTAAAGATAGTTCGGACAATGCCATCATTTGATATTATCGAATTTGGTCTTGATGACATAGTTCGATCCGGACTTGTCAAAGAATATATTATGGCAAAAATGCAACTAGGTATGTAATGTTTAATCATGTAGAACTTGATCTCCCAAAACTTTCGAGAGAAACTATTGATGGAGTTCGTTATTATTCTGTACCTGATGAGGAGGAACTACTTAAGTTAGTTTCAATCACATCAGTTACAAGTCACTTTAACAAAGAGATCTTTGTTAACTGGCGAAAAAGAGTTGGTAACGAAAAAGCAGATCGCATCACCAAGGCTGCTACAACTCGCGGTACAGACTATCATACACTTACAGAGTATTATCTGAAGAATGATAATTTACCAGAAGTGAAACCTATCTCTGAGTTCTTATTCAAGATCTCTAAATCCACACTTGGTAAGATAGATAATATTCACTCATTAGAAGGTTCACTTTATAGCAAGCAATTAGGTATTGCTGGAACCGTTGACTGTATCGCAGAGTATAACGGAGAGTTAGCAATAATTGACTTTAAGACTGCAGCAAAACCAAAACCAAGAGACTGGATCGAACATTATTTTGTTCAGGCAATGGCATATGGTTGTATGCTTTATGAACTGACGGGTATATCTATTAAAAAATTAGTAATTATTATGTCATGTGAAAACGGAGAATGTATCGTCTATGAAGAATACGACAAAGCAAAGTACATCAAACTACTCGGAGAATATATTAGTAAGTTTGTTCAAGATAAACTGGAGCTCTATGGAACCCAATAAAGAACTTGAGAAGGCAATTGAGAAAAAGTTTCTGACACCTCAAAAGTTTGCTATCGAAATCGAAAAAATAGTTGCGGAAGAAAAAATCAATTACATTGATGCAATCTGTCACTATTGCGAAAGTAACAATCTTGAGATAGAATCAGTAACGAAACTCATTTCCAAATCACTCAAGGAAAGACTAAAGTGGGACGCAACCCGTCTTAACTTTATGAAAAAAACAACTCGTGCACGACTACCTTTATAATGAAAGTATCTCAATCTGAATTAATTCATCATCGATTACAAGCAATGCTCCGAGAGCATTCATTTTCTGACCTCAAGTATCTTGGTGTAAGACCAGATAGTATTGGTATGGATCAACACTGGTATATGATAGGTGACAATGAAGTCCCTGTCGATGCAATTGAAGAATTAGAAAGTGAAGAGACTGACGATGAAAGTGACACCATTTGAAACCTACCAGACATATCTTTCAATCAAAAATCATTTTTCCAGTTCAAAGTATGATTACTTTAAGTATGGAGGAAGATCACGAGCGAAGGTAACTGCCTTTAATAAAAGGAAAGATAAGTATTGGTTTGAAAAGACATCAAGAAAATATGCTGATAAGAACATTGTTGACTTTCTTGTGTCTAACTTTGTGACTGCAAATAATCCATCAAGTTTATGGATTGGTGAAATTATTAACTCTGGTGAGAGAACTTACTCAGAGTGGTCACGCAAACAACAAAGTTTGAGTTACATATTCAAAGAACAGATCACACAACTGCTTGAAGAATATAAACTTGATCAACTGTTTGACTGTACAAATGGTCATCCACCAATACTCAAAGAGTACTTGGGTGATCATATCGATTTAGAAACCGTTGTGATACTTGAAAAGGTATTTGGTTTCTGTAGTCAATTTGACAAAAAACTCACTGATCCTGTGTGGGAAACCGTAAGTATGAAGATTAGAAAGTATTCTCCTTTCATAAATATAGATGTGTTACAATATAAAAAAGTTCTAAGAGAAGTAGTAAATGAGTAAGTTTTTTGAATCTGAAATAGTTCGAGAAGAACTAGAAGAGATCGGTAAACTCCAACAGGAGATTTACGGAAATGTCATTAGCTTTCCTACTATGTCTCGTCAAGAACAATTGGAACATGTTGATAAATTGACTGAATTACTTGACAAACAAAAAATCATGTATGCAAGATTATCACTATCAGATGATCCTGAGGCCATTGAATTATTGAATTCAATGAAATCCTCATTTCAAGTGATGGGTTTTCCTACAAACATGAATGTCAATCAATTCTTTGATGAAGCGAAAAAAACAATAGAGACTTTAAGAGTGTCTATTGACAATTAGTATGAATCTGTTATAATATTAAAGTAAATCTACCAAAATCCAATTAAATCCGAGGTAATCCAATGTCGTTTGCTAATCTAAAAAAGCAATCTAAATTAGGTTCTTTAACTGCAAAGTTAGTTAAAGAAGTAGAGAAGATGAACAATAACGGTGCTTCTGGAGATGACCGTCTCTGGAAACTCGATGTAGACAAAAGTGGTAACGGTTATGCTGTTATTCGTTTTCTACCTGCACCTGAGAATGAAGATCTTCCGTTCGTTAAATTATATTCACATGCGTTTCAAGGCTCAGGTGGATGGTATATTGAGAACAGTTTGACCACATTAGGTCAAAAAGATCCAGTGTCAGAATACAATTCCCAGTTGTGGAATAATGGAACTGATGCCGGTAAGGAAATGGCAAGAAAGCAGAAACGCAAATTGACCTATATTTCCAACATCTATGTTGTGAAAGATCCTGCAAATCCAGAGAATGAAGGTAAGACTTTCTTATACAAATATGGTAAGAAAATCTTTGACAAACTCACTGCAGCAATGCAACCTGAGTTCGAGGATGAAGAAGCAATCGATCCATTCGATTTCTGGCAGGGTGCTAACTTCAAATTGAAGGCAAAGAATGTTGCCGGATATCGTAATTATGACTCAAGTGAGTTTGCTGCACAAAGTCCTCTACTTGATGACGATGATGCAATGGAAGCAATCTGGAAGAAAGAATTATCTCTTTCTGAGTTTGTTGAACCTGCACAGTTCAAGACATACGATGAACTTAAAGTTCGTTTAGAATATGTTCTTGGTAAGAGAGGTGCTAGACCAGCCGCTCAAGATTCAGAAGTCCGAGAAGAAGAGTATGAGACAACTCCTGTCGCAGAGACAAGAGAAACAGTTTCATCTGTTGCTTCAACTTCAAGTGAAATTGAAGATGATGATACACTATCTTATTTTCAACGACTAGCTGAAAATTAATGAGATATAATCAGACCTGTTTAACCTTGTTGGTTATCGCAGCATGGTTAAATCTTATCTTAAAATAATTACAAGGGGTTTCACGACCCCTTTTTTTATGGCATGGATATATTTAAATTCTCTGTCTGAACCGTAGTATCATCTACAAACTGTGAGGACTTTCCGTATATCATAATATCTCTAAAGTCATTTAGAAACTCTTGTAGAAATTCTCCTTTAAGCACATATATAAACCTTTTATCATCATTCAATCTTGTTTCATGTACATAGTTAGTGATTCCAGTTATCACACTAGTTCCTGATTTAGTTACATATGTTGCTAATGTATTATCATAATATTTTACAGTAAAGTTTGAATGAACTCTCTTTCCTTTTGGAAGCACAAGATGACCTTCACTATCACGAATTTCTTTTGTTTCATAGTATCTCATATCATTTAAAGCAGTTCCATATTTTCTTAGAGAAAAATCATATATTTCAGTGCTATTCAAAGGCCATTCATCACGAATATTAATTATTCCTGCACAAGTAATCACAACCCAATCTAATTCTGCTGAACCATATAATTCTTCTGCAACATTATCTGGTCGATCTCCTACGGGTACTTCATACTTATTAAATATCGTTAAAGTATTTTGAAGATCTTCTCTTAACTTAACTCTACGAAAAAAGTTTTTAACATCAATAAACTCAAGAGATGAATTTTTATCACTCAAAAATGATGGATATTTAATATTTGGTAATTCTCTAAAATATGACATTAGAATCCGACTCCATCTGCGTCATCATAATCAACATCATAAATTGGTTCTAACTCCTTAAATGTTAGATCTATTGTCATTGATATTGGTGTTGCATCATCATAAGTTGCATATACACCTTCACTGGTATAATTGACTGATATGTTTGTTAAGAAACATTGTTTGAATTTATGTAAGAATGGATGATCACTATTACCTTTACGATACCTTA